CTTGACGAGGAGCCAAGGAGTCACAAGGTGATTCGACATCAGAGAAAGAAGGATCAGTGATGAAGGTGAGTTGAGTGGTGTTACCAATCATCTTGAAGTAACCACGTTGTTGTTCGGAGGTCATTGTCAATTGGTTCCAGATGTGCATCCAGTCACCATATTGACGATCAATTCTTTGACCACCGATTTCGACTTCAACTTGAGCGATCAATTGCTCTCCAGGGAAATCTAACCAACGAGCATATACACCGGTGTTTTGTCCGGTAGTGTAGTTTCCAAGACCCATAAGTTGGTTGATCTCAGGAAGAGTAACTTGGAGATAAGTGCGGTAAGCAAGATCTCCGTTTCTGCTGATGACACATTGAACTCTGCGTCCAAAATCAGCTTGTCCATTGAATGTTTGTTCAATAGATTCAATTGCGAAGTTAGTATATCTACGATAAGTAACTTTCCAGAAAGTAATTTGAGGATTACCAGTAAGGTAAACATCTTGGGCGCCATAGGCGACGAGTTGCATTAATCCACCTCCCATTTTATACAATCCCTAAAGAAAAAAAATTTTCAGAATTTAATTTAATTAATTTTAATTTAATTAAATTTTTTATAATTTAATTAAATTTTATTTAATATATTATTTTATTTAAATCTAAATTGGTCTTCATAAATTTTAACAAATAACTGTCTTCAAGCACTTCTTTTTTATTTTCATGTGCTTTAGTGAAAACATAAGAGCCGTCGCGTTTTTTTACAGACCATCCCTGCTCGATAGAATTAAAAAGTAACATCATTTTTTGAAACTTTATAACATCCACTTTTACATTTTCATTTTCTAAATCTTTCAAGGATTCTAAATTAATTTTAATATCCATTCTTAAGTTATTTATCTAAAACAAATATAATGTTTAAACTTATTATGTATTAAACATTAAATAAATTATATTGTAAATGGCTTGTCAAATGTTTAAAAATAAGTATAAAAAAAGGGTTATTAATTCCTGGATATTTACATATTTTCTAGTCTACTGTTCGATTCCGCCTAAAGAATCTTGAGTAATGGAGCTCTTCATTTTCTAAACTCCTCAAACTACTTTTTACTATATCTCCATTTTCATCTGAATAATAAATATTCTTTATTCTATATCCCTTCTTTTCGGGTAAAGTCTTTATAGTTTCTATACAATTAGCACACGGCTTTGAGCTTTGTAGCTTATTACTTTTTGTAAGTCTTATAACTAACATATTTATATTTTGTAAATGCTTCTTTCTCTTTAAAGGCTTTAATTTATTTATAGCATCATGTTCTGCGTGAATTCCAGGTTGACAACCAGAGACATCACCTGGTCGATTAAATCCATAACTTAAGATGTTAGCCTTTTTCAAAGCATTGTTTCCCTTGTAAAAGGCATGACACATGATTAAAATTACCGCACAAACAAGCTGGAACACTCGTATTACCCAACTCGTAAGATGAAATATCGGTATTAGACGGCAAACAGAAACGCTTGATAAATAAAGTATCGAAAATTTGAGACATTTTAACTATATATTATTGAGTTTAATATTTAAATATTTTAAATTATTTATTTCAATTTTATATTTTAAATATATTAGTAATTAAATAAAAGTTATAAATTAATGTAAAATTTATGCCGTCTTTTAAGCCAAAATCTAATAAAAAGATTAAATTTAATAAAAAATCGGCAGTCACTCTTGATACAAAGCATAAGGAATACTTAAATGAATTTTCGAAAGACGAGGATATTATTTTAGAACAAAAATACCAAGTCCAACTTTTAAAAAAACAGCTTCAAGAAGAACCCTTGACAGTTGAAGAAAAACTCGACATTACGGATAAAATATCTTCTCTAAAAGAATCAATTAGAGAGATGAAGCTAAAAAAGAAAGAATATTATCTTGACAATTCAAATCTTATACTTGAGTACTTTGAAAATAAAAAAAATATATCAACAGGAACAAACGTCCAAACAGTTACTAATAAATCAAAAATGGTTAATAATTTTTTTAAAATTAAAGAAGACAATACAACAACTAAAATTATTCAAAAAGACAACAATAATATTGTTTTAAAATATCTAACTAATGTTAGTGATGATTTCTTGGATATAAATAATTTTGTATATCCTACAGACATTTGTCAGGTTTGTCATAAGGGTGAGTTAATACCTCTTGAAGAAGATGGAATTTTAATATGTAACATGTGTTCTAGAAGTATTCCTTATTTAATTGAAAATGAAAAACCAAGTTATAAAGAACCACCCAAAGAAGTTTGTTTTTATTCTTATAAAAAAATTACTCACTTTAAGGAAATAATCGCACAATTTCAAGGAAAAGAAACAACACAAATTCCTGAAGATGTTATTGAAAATATTAAACTTCAAATAAAAAAAGAGAGAATTGAAATATCTCAAATTACAAATTATAAAACCAAAGAAATTCTAAAAAAACTTGGTTATAATAAATACTACGAACATATTCCTTTTATTAAAGATAAATTAGGAATAAAGCCACCTATTATGTCTCCTGAGTTAGAGGAAACACTTTGTAATTTATTTATTGAACTCCAAGCACCCTATTCGAAATATTGTCCTGATGATAGAGTAAATTTTTTAAATTACTATTATACACTTTATAAGCTTTGTGAGCTTTTAGGTGAAGAACAGTATTTAGAACATTTGCCGATGTTAAAAGATCCAGAAAAGAGAATGGAACAAGATGTTATTTGGAAGAAAATTTGTGCGGATTTGGATTGGGAATTTATTCCAACCATTTAATATTAATATTTAATTTATAATTATTAAATATTAGTTTTTTGTTATTTTTTAGATCTTGTACTTCTGCGCTTTTTGCTTTGACGATATTTTTTTAAGGAGGGACATAAGGAATTCCCATTTTTTTAGAAATATTTTTCCACATAATCTCTTCTGATGATAAATTATTTTGAATATTTAAATCTTCTGACAATGCTTTAATTATTTTTAATATTTTATATGTTAGAGGCAGATAAGATTTATCTAAATCATCAAATGATTTAATTAGCTCTTCTTTTGTTGGGAACATTTCTATTAATTTTTTATTTTCATCAGTATTGGGAAAAATTCTTTGTTCGTTTTCAGCTAAATAAAGTAAAAATTTTTCTTGTTCTTCGTTTACATCGTGTATTTTATAACCGTGTTTTTTAATATAAATGGTACATACTCATAATATTTAGCCATTTTATATTTTCTTAATATACCTTTTATTAAATTATACGTTAATTCTTGCTCTCTAATTTCATTTTCAATAATGTCAAATTCATCTTTTTTAATCGGACATTCTGATTTACCTTGATATTGTTTTAACATTTGTTTAAAATGGTCTATGCGTTTATATGACATTTACACCATTTCTCATCTAAAACGCCCATTATAAATATTATATAAAAACTACTTAAAAAGATAATAATAATTACATATGGGGAAACCCCAAGAGGAGGTTGCGGTTAGATTCCGCTATAAGTGTCTGTATTGACGAATGGGTGCAATCCCCATTTTCCCCAATATTATAATAAAATATTTAAATACTTTATTATAATATTAATTATTGTCTTATTTTTAAATTTGTTTAAATAAAAATTGAAATTAAAAATTAACAAATAATTTAAATTAATTTTAGAATGTTACCTGTAACAAACACAACGACTTATCGCAGACCCCAAAGGGTTAGCGTTGATGGTTACGATAGACCTCGTAATAAAATAAATTTATGTCATTTATTAATATCTCTAAGTTTTGTACTCAGTTTTACTGGAATGCTTTTGAGTGGAGTATTTGTTGCTGGATATATAAACACTGGTTGTTATTCGTTTGTATGTAACGATTGGAATCTAAATGACTATACTGTTATTAAATATGTAGATGATCCTACTGCCAGCTATAAAAATGATTGTGATTGTAATAATTGTATTAGCCATAGTTATTCTTGTGATTGTGACTTACTAAAATGTTATTTAATTGTAGGGTTAAATAATTCATTAAATACATATCAAGTTATAAGTGATTATTCGCAGTCAAATGTTAAAGGTGAAACAATGAATAAAAATAATGTTTGGAATTATTACGATATTCACAAATATGAAATAAATAGCACATATACATTTTATGGTAGGAGTTACGAACAGTATTGTTATTTGACAAATCAAGTCGAAAAAGAAGGTTATTATACATATGCGTGTATTATTACATTAATTGTATGTGGTACAACATTTATTTTATACATTTTATTATTCATATTTTGTAATATTAATAGAACATATGAACTTTCAGCAGAAGATATAAATCGCATGAACTTACAGTAGAACAACCATATATATGGGATAATTGTTTAAGGTTTGTAAGGAAATAATTGAAGCTCGCGAGTATTATATATAGAAAAATTAGGGTCATAACTATTAGCACCTACACCATTTCCAAAACACATTCCTCCTCTTTGTCTTCTACTATTTCTTCTACCTCTTTTAAATTTACGATGTGTTTTTTTTCTGCGTCTTCTACCACCAGTTTCGCTCGCAAAAGATTCATTATCTGAAAACGATGGCATAGAAAAATTAGACATCTGTGATGCGTTAAATGA